TACGGGGAGCCCCGATCTCGCCATCCCGGGAGCGGCATGATGGGTTTCTTTGAAAAACACCACGACAAGATCGAACTCGGCGCCCCAAGCGGTTGTTGGCTATGGAGTGCGGCGAGGTTCGGCAATGGCTACGGCAATGTCCGGGTGCGCGGGGAGGCGCGGCTCGCGCACCGGGAAGCCTACGAGGACGAGAACGGCGCTGGATCAGCCGATGGGCTCGTCGTTCGGCACCGATGCGACACGTCTCTTTGCGTAAACCCCGCTCACCTGGAGGCCGGCACGCAGGCCGACAATGTGCGCGACATGATGGAGCGTGGGCGGCAAGCCAAGGGCGAGGCCCACGGATGCTCTAAACTCACCGAGGCCGACGTTCGGACGATCCGGGCAACCTATGTTCGCGGCAGAAGCGCTTATGGAGGGCGCGCCCTCGCGCATCGGTTCGGGGTAAGCCTAGACCTGATCGCCCTGATCATCCGCCGCAAACGCTGGGCGCACGTTTCGTGACGGGGCGCTCCAGCACGCCAGTTCATGGCTTTTGCGGCCTCGCGGGAGCCCCCGCATGACCCCCGACACCGACACCATCATCGGCCTCATGATCACGGTTGGTCTGTTGGTCGCCTACTTCGCCCTCAGGTCGCTGGCCGAACGACATTTCAAGGATGATGCGAAATGACCCCGGCGCAATTCCTGGCTCGCGTTGAACCGGATGCCAACAGCGGCTGCTGGCTATGGGCCTACGGAGGCCGCACGAGTGATGGCTACGGCACGGCCCAGCATACGAAAAAGACCCTTCTGGCTCACCGGGTGTCGTGGATGCTGCACCATGGCGAAATCCCCGCTGGTCACAGCGTTTGCCACAAGTGCGACACGCCCGCTTGCGTGAACCCTGCCCACCTGTTCACCGCCACCCAAGCCGAGAACATGGCGGATATGCGGGCCAAGGGCCGCGCTGACCGTAAGCACGGCGCCCGGAATGGGCGCGCCAAATTGTCGAACGATCAAGCAATGGAAATCCTGACCCTCTCGAAAATGGGTCTGTTTTCCAAGAGCGAGATCGCCCGGTCCTACGGCGTCGCGCCGTCGTCTGTCGCCCGCGTCATCAACGGCGAAACCTTCTCCCACCTCATCCATTCCCGCGCCCTTATCGAGGCTTCCCATGCGAACGTCTGAATCTATCAAGGCCCTGGCGCCCGCCCTGACCGCTGCCCTTGGCAAGCTGGAAGGCGCGGCCAAGAACGCCAAGAACCCGCACTTTAAGAACACCTATGCCGACCTCGCGTCGGTCGTGGAGGCCAGCCGGGAAATCCTCGCGGCTCAGGATTTGGCCGTGATGCAATCGCCCGGCTTGATCGTGGAGGGCCGTCTGCAACTCTTCACCCGGATCATCCACAAGTCCGGTGAATGGATCGAGGGCGAGTTCCACATGCCGCTCGCCAAGTCGGACCCGCAAGCCACGCTCGCCACGCTGACCTATGCCCGGCGCGGCGCCCTCATGGCTATTCTTGGCATCCCGGCGGTTGATGATGACGGGGAGACGGCGGTAGGCAGGGGAACGGACGGCGCCGCAGCTAGTGGCCCGCGTGACGCCGCCCCAGCCCGTCCGGTTCAGCCTCCCGCCGCGCCAACATTGGCCGAGCGCGCTAACCGGCTGGAATCCGCCATGCGTGCGAAGGCCGGTCAACCGGAGGCGGTGCAGAAGGTGTTTGACCAAGGCGCATCGCTTTGCGCGGAGCTTGACCAGAAGTCGCCCGAACGTCTCGCCGAACTTGAGACGCTGTTGAAACTGCTTCTGACCGCGCCGGAAGCCTTTGCGGTAGCCGCAGAATGAGCGCCCCATCCTACAGCCTGGAACGCGCCACCGCCGCCGCCAAGGCCCTTGCCGACGCCATCCGAACAGCCGACGCCACGGCAGAGGATGACCTGATCGCGGACATGATCGAGGGCGAAGGGGACGCAATGGCTGGCGTCTCCCGCCTGTTGCGCTGGATGGCCGAACGCAACGCCTACATCGCCGCGCTGAAGGAAGCCGCGTCCGATATGGCAGAGCGCCGCAAGCGGTTCGAGGCTGGCGTTGATACCGCCCGCGCTGCACTGGCGACGTTCCTCGATACCGTGGGCCTTTCCAAGCTTGAACGCCCGGAGGCGACCCTATCGCTTCGCCCGGCTGGTCCGTCTGTCGTCTACGGCGCCGACTTTAACGCGGAGGGGCTCCCCGAGGAATTGCGCCGCTGGAAATGCGAGGCCGACCGACCCGCCGTCAAAGCCGCCCTAGAGGCTGGCGAGGAAGTCCCCGGCGCTACGCTGAACAACGGCGGGACGGTGTTGACGGTGCGCGTGCGCTAATGAGCGGACCCACCGTCATCCTGTCGGGCATGGTCCGACGCGAACAGGCTTGCCGCCTAGTCAACGCCGCTCCCGCTGGGTCAGTGGTGAAGATCGAAAAGCCCAGACGCTCGCTACCCCAGAACGCCCGGCTGCACGCCATGATTACCGACGTGGCGCAACAGGTCGAATGGGCGGGTTCAAAGCGCAGCGTCGAGGCGTGGAAGGACATATTCACCGCCGCCCTACGCTCTGCCAATCACGGCCTGGATGTGGTCCCCGGCCTTAACGGCGGGTTCGTTCTGCTTGGAATGCACACATCTGGAATGTCGGTTGCCGAGGCTGGCGACCTGATGACGCTCATTGAGGCCTTCGCCGCAGAGCATGGCGTGACCCTGGAACGGGAGGAAGCAGCGTGAAACCCAACCTAACCCTTACGCGCTGGGCCGCACTGAAGGCGCTCAAAGCCTCTGTCGCCCTGCGCCGCCGCCCGTTCTTGGCGCGGGAGTTGATCTACGCCGGAGGGCGTAGGGGACGTATGATTGCCGCCACCGGGCCAACAATGGAAAGCTTGCGCGGCGCTGGTTGGATTGAGGCGGTCCCCGTCTGCAAGCCCGGCGAAGCGATGCCGTTTAGGTCGAGCGGGCCGATGATGGCGTGGCAGGTTACGGAGGCCGGTCATGCAGCGATTGCGGCCTGTCCCGACACATTCCCGAACGGCCCGGTATGTGATGGGGACGCCGCATGACCCCCCGCCCTCTCACAGCCTCTAGCTACCGGTTCGCAGCGAAGCGCATCTTGATCGGCTGCGAGACCAGCGGCGTTGTTCGTAGGGCATTCGCGGCGCGCGGGCATGACGTCTGGTCCTGCGACCTGTTGCCTGCCGAGGACGGTAGCAACCGCCACATCCGGGGCGACATTCGGGACCACCTGAACGACGGCTGGGACATGCTCGCCGTCCTGCACCCGCCGTGCACCCGGCTCTGCAACAGCGGCGTCCGGTGGCTTTCGACACCGCCACCAGGACGAACCCGCGACGAGATGTGGGCTGATCTTGACGAAGGCGCCGCGCTGTTCTCGGCCTGCTGGAACGCGCCTATTGAGCGGGTCGCAGTCGAGAACCCGGTGATGCACAAGCACGCCCGCGACAGGATCGAGAACTATCAGCGGCAGGCCCAGACGGTGCAGCCGTGGTGGTTCGGCGATCCGGCCTTCAAGGCGACGAGCCTCTACCTGCGCGGCCTGCCCCCGCTGGTCCCGACCAATCGCTTGACCCCGCCGAAGCCCGGCACGGACGAACACAAGGCCTGGTCCGCGATCCACCGCGCACCACCGGGGCCGAACCGCTGGGCGTTCCGGTCGCGCACGTTCGACGGAATCGCCGCCGCAATGGCCGACCAGTGGTCCGAGGCCGCAGCCCTTGATGCAGCCGGGCAACCTGACCTGTTTTCTGAACTGGAGAGACAATGACCGACCTGAACAAGCTGGCGGATGAGTTGGAAGGGCTGGCGAAAGACGCCGACAAAGGCTCGTGGGATGACCGCGCTAAGGCAAACGCTTCGCTTCGCAACGCGCTGATCGTCAACATCCCCACCATCCTCTCCGCCCTTCGTGATGCAGGGAAGATGCGGGAGGCGGCTGCTCAGTTTCGAGACGCTGTGTCTGCGCCAATTCCGACCGGTCCCGACTATTATGCGTGGGTAGCCCAAGGGCGCGAGGCCCGCGAAAAACTAGACGCCGCTCTCAAGACGGAGGGGGAGTGATGACCACCCTCCCCGAATACCAAGAAGCGCGAGAGCGGTTGGAGGCGTGGATTAACGCGCCCGGCACGGACAATGAAACCGTGTGCATACGGTCAACAATCGCCACCATTACGGCGGGCGACCTCCGCCTCCTCCTCGCTGGCCCTCCTGTAAGCAGAGAGGATGTGGCGAGGGCAATCTGTGACGCGGAATGGGCCGGATCGCAGCCGTGGGATCGCAAGGTGGAAAGTTTCAAGCAGCGTTACCTGGACATCGCCGACGCCATCGCCGCACTCTACCGAGGAGAGACGAAGTGACTGGTTCAGATCAACCCCGGCCCGTCATGGCCCCAAACGGCCACACCGACAGCGGAGCCCATTTGACCGGGTGGCAACCCATCGAGACGGCCCCAATGGATGGGGCGGAAGTTTTGGCGGGGAAGTTAGAGCGCGGTGCGGTCATGTGGCCGCTCCGATCGCGCTTCGACGGGGCATGGACGGCACGCTTTGGCGAGGAAGACTGGCGCTCGTATGACCCGCAGCCCACACACTGGATGCCCCTCCCTCCCGCTCCCGAGGGAACATGACCAGGGCGGCGACATTCAAGCAGGGCGACGTTTCCAAGGCCATCAAGGTTGTGGAAAGCGGGGGTAAGTGTGTCGTGGCTGTGGACTTCCCGAAGGAAGGCGGCTTCCGCCTATTGCTTGGCGAGCCCGTTGAGATTGCCCCTATCCGCCGGAGCGGCGTGAACGAATGGGATGAGGTTCTCGCCATATGAAAGCCGTGGCGAAGATTGACCTTCCTTACGTTCAGGTCTTCCGGGATCGTCACGGGACGCTTCGCCACTACTACCGCCGTCGAGGTCACACAACGACCGCTCTACCGGGTCAGGCCGGGTCTGCCGAGTTCATGGAAGCCTATCGGGAGGCCGAGGCCAGAACCCGCCCGCCCGTCGCTCAGAAGGCCGTTCAGCCCCGATCAATTCACGCCCTGGTGTCCAAATACTATCAGTCAGTTGATTATCTGGATTTGCGGGAAAGCACGAAGCGCGGCTATCGCAACATGCTAGACCGCTTCCGCGAAAAGCACGGGGACAAGGGCGCCGCCAGTATCGAGCCGAAGCACCTGGAAGCCATATTCCTTTCAATGGCCGCTACGCCCGGCGCGACCGTCAATCTTCGCAAGCGGCTTCGCAAGGTGTTCCGTCTCGCCGTCAGGCTGGGTTGGCGGTCAGACAACCCTGTTGACGCAACGGAGTTCCGGCGCAAACGGTCGGGAGGCTTCAAGCCGTGGACCGAGGACGACATAGCGGCCTATCAAGACCGATGGCCCACAGGGACGCGCGAGAGGCTTGCGCTGGCCCTGTTGCTATACACCGGCCAACGCCGCAGCGATGTGGTCGGGATGGGGCGCCAGCACGTCTCAGCGGGGCGCATTAGCGTTCGCCAGCTTAAGACCGACGCACGGCTAAAAATCAGGCTGCACCCGGCGTTGCTGACAGAGATCGAAGCGCATTCGGGGATGACGTATCTGACGACGCACCAGGGCGCCGCGTTCACCGCCGCCGGGTTCGGGAATTGGTTCAGGGAAAAGGCGCTAGAGGCCGGGGTCGATAAGACCGCGCATGGCCTACGCAAAGCCGCCGGTCGGCGCATGGCCGAGGCGGGATGCACGGCGAAGGAAATTGCCGCCGTGCTGGGGCATCGGACGCTATCCGAAGTTGCCCGATATACGAGCGATGCCGATCAGGTTTTGCTCGCTGATTCCGCCGCCGATAAACTGGAGGCGAACGAAACGGGACGGGCCGGTGTCAAACCTGCTGTGTCAAACCATTCCTAAGCCCAACGCCATAAGGGGTTGCGGGGGAGGGTGGTAGGCCCGGAGGGACTGTCTGAATCGAGGGAAATCAACGCGATGCGGTGTCAAACCCCGTTTGACGACCCCAAGCCCCGCTTGGCGTTGCGCGGGGAGTGTCAAACCTCTAGCGCCCGAATTGCCACCACTTGCGCGGCTTGACCGTCGCGGCATGAGCATCCACCAGCGCGACCACGCCAGCGCGCCGGGCGTCTTGAAAAGCTAGGAGATTTTCGGCAAAATGCCGGGGTGGCGATGCGTCCTACCGCACGACCACCCCTAACCGCCAGAGCCCCAAGGAGGCCCCGATGGCTAAGACCACGTTATCCGACCAGAACTTTTTTGAGAAGCACGGCGCCAAGATTGCTTTCGCCGGTCCAGATGATTGCTGGCTGTGGGTGGCGGGAAAGAACAGCCACGGATACGGCTCGGTCCGGGCGCGCGGACGTGCTCGTTACGCACATCGCGAGGCATACGAGGCCAAAAACGGGCGCGGCTCTGCTGAAGGCTTCGTCTGCCGCCACAAGTGCGACACCCCGGCCTGTGTGAACCCGGATCACCTTTTGCTTGGCACACAGGCTGACAATGTGCGCGACATGGCAGATCGCGGGCGGCGCAGGGTCGTGCCCAGTAATGGCGAAGACCACGGCAACGCCAAGCTTACCGAGGCCGACGTGAGGACGATCCGGGCAACTTACGTTCCCCGCAGCAGAACCCACGGGACATACGCACTCGGACGACGGTTCGGGGTCGATCCGGGGACGATAGGCAGGGTCGTCCACCGTCAGGCGTGGGGCCATACTTTGTAAGTTATTGGCCCGCCCTATCGCTTCCAGAACTCATACCACGGCTTGGGAGTCACCACCTGCGTGTGGGCGTCAATAATCGCCACTGCCGCCGCGCGGCGTCCATCGCAAATGCTAAGAGCCGCCTCTTGGCGAACGATGAGCCCGCCCAAGTCTCCAACCGTCTCCAGCGCCGTTAAATCGGCCCTAGCGCACGGCTCCCGAAACGTCGGGGGAATGTTGATCGTCACCGGCTGGGGATTGCTCGCGCATCCGCTCAAGCTCACCGCGAAGGCTATCGGCAAAAGCAGGGTCGAGAGGCGCAGCGGCGCCGGGTGCGGTCTGGACAACATCGACTGACCTTTCAGCCTGGGTGCGGATTGTGACTTCGCTGCGGATCACGCGTTCTGCAATCTCGCCGGTCTGTTGATTGAGGGAGGCTTGCTGTTCGGCGGCGACCACGCGGGCGTTGGCATTGGCGAGAGCCTTGCGCGTCCACCAGACGTAAGCGCCACCCGCGAGGATGGCCGCGACGACTAGCCCGGCGAGGATCATGCGGGCCTGCGTCATCATTTGGGATACTGTGCCCACGGCAGTTCCCAGTGCGGACCATCTTTGAACGTGCGCCAATCGCCGCCCCAGGTGAGCGGAACGCCGAGTTCCGCAGCCGACGCCTTCACCGTTTTGGCGAGCCGGTTATACAGCGGCCAATCCCATGACACGGCGCCGTTGATGACCGGCGCCAAGTCAACCGCGTGGCCCGTCAGGTGGCGGCTGTTCATCGTCTTCGTGGCCTTCTGCGCGAACAGTTGGCGTTGCCGGTCGATGGTGCGGACGCCCTCCAGAACGGCAAAGTCGAGGTCTGACTTTTGGATTGCGAGCTGCACCACCTTGACCAGATCGGGATGCACGCCGGTCAGGCGGGTCAGGCTGCGAGCGCCGAGGGCGAAGGTCATGGCTTTACCTCTGTCGTTGTCGTTGTCGTGACGGTCGCCTTCGGGTCTTCGTCGTCCCGCTCGACGTCGGCCTTGAACCCGTCCTTGCCGCCGCTGATCCCCAGCTTCATGCCGGTGATGCAGACAAGCGCCACCAGGACCATGAGAGCCGCCGCGAGTTGGCCCTGTCCCAGCAGTTCAAGCTGCAACGGCGCCGCAGAGGCAGGCCACGGCCCGCGCCAGATCACGGCCCCGTAAGCCATGAACACCAGCGTCAGGGCCATGCCCGCGCCCGTCTGAGCCCAGAACCGGAGCGACCCGGCGAGGAGCATTGCAGTCCAGATACGCGCAATCATCCCAGCGCCCTTTTCATAAGAAGCCGACCCGCCACAAATGCAGCCGCCGCGAGGCCCGCCGCACCGAGCGGGAGGCCGACCGCAACACCCGAGGCAAACGCCAGCACATCCATCCGACCATCACCCCGACGACTACGCCTTCAGCGAGAAACAGAAGCGGCATCATCCGGGGTCAGGCTCAACGTCCACCACGGCAGGCGCGGGATGTGACCGCTTGCCCAGCCGGGGAAGTTTCACCGCAAACCCGGCGGCGTTCATGCGGGCAATCCATTCCTTGCGGCGGCGATACCACTCAGCGTGACGGCGTTCAGCCCAGCCGGGAACGGCCATCTCTTCGGGTGTCGCGGGTTCAAGCCACGGCATGTTCAGGCTCCAGCATCGCGGCGGAAACCGTGTAGCGTTCGACTTCGCCAAATTGAGAATGGTAGGCAGCGGCCCGCGTGTCCCGAAGGGAGCGGTAGCCCTTGAAGGAATGGTATGGGTCTTTGGGGGCGAGGGTCCGCAGGCTTTCCACCCGAACCCCGCCGACCTCTTTTACAACGTCGTGGTGAATGTGGCCGGTGTCTATGTAGCGGAACACCGTTTGCCCCCAATGCTCTGAGCAATCGACAGCCATCAGCAGGGGGAGCGCGTCCATCTTCACCCGGTCGCCGTGGTGAGCGCCAAACAGGCATTTCCCGAACCGGTGATAGCGAAACACGCTAGGCCCCAGGTCGATCTTCACGCGCGGGTCACTCTCGAAATAGAACGAAAGGGCCAGCGCCAGCGCGAAGGCGGAATCCGGGTCGTGGTTCCCGGCGAGCATCCACACGATGACCTCGCCGTGCTTCTCCAGCGCCCGTTCGATGACGTAGCGCCACGCCCGAGCCGCCACTAACAGCGCGTGGTGAAAGCCGCGCTTGTCTACGTCGAGCGGGTTTTTGTGGCCCGGCGTGAGCGCGGAACTATCGTTCGCGTGCATTGCATCGCCGATGATTTCCACGATGCAGGTCTGAGCGTTCGGCGTGACCGTGACCAGGCGGTCAATCCCCGCCCGCGTGATCCTGTCCGCCTCGTCAGTGTCAAACTCATCGCCCCCGGCTTCAGGCCCGGACGCCATGCCGAAATGTGGATCTCCGAACTTGTAGATCACCAGCAGGTCAGTCCGAAGGTGGACCGGGGCGACAGTGAGCGGCGCCCGGCCTCTAGCCTCCCGGCAAAGCTCTTCGACGAACTCCCGCAGGATTTCCGTGCGGCGATCATCGTCAGCGGCGGACTTGACCCATTGCCCGCGCGGCTTGCCCTCCTGGTCGTAATAGGTCGAGACGCCCCGCACCCTGAACCCGTCAGGAACCGTGTGCGTCATGTCGTGTTCTGGACTATGCCCGGCCATCGCCGCCTTGGCCTTTACCCCCCGGATAGACCGGCTAATGCAGCTATGGTGGACGCCGAGCGCCGCAGCCGCCGCACGAAGAGAGCCGTGCTTTTCAACGGCTTCCAGATATTCCCATTGTCGGTCTGTAGCCCATTGCCTCAACGACGCCGGGCCGGCCACTACGCGTCACCCTGCGAGCGGGTGCGGCGGCTGGGATTGGCCGGGACGAAATACCGTTCAATCAGGTCCGTCAGGTGCTTGATCTGCTCCTGCAGCCTCACGACCTCGATGGTGGTCGCGCTCTGCCCCTCGATAGCGGCCCGTAGGGCCGTCGCCTGCGTCTCTGACAGGGTGGTAAGGGCATTGACCCTGCCCTCTAGTCGGACCAGCCACACGACCCCGCCAAGGGCTGCGATGGCCACAGTAATAAGCTCACCGGAAACAGGCATTAGAAGGCACGCTCGCTGTTAGGGGTGTTTGGTGATATGGTCGCAGGATGCGCGACAAAAAAATCATCGACGCCGACTTTGAAGTGATTGAAGGGCCGGAAGCCGATCCCGGCCCCGTGCCGTTTTGGCGGCGCTTTTCGTGGTCGCCTTGGCCCGCTATCGGGGCGCTCGCCCTTGGTCTTCCGGCGCTCTTGAAGGTGCTGCTGCACCCGTAGCAAGCAAGGCCGGAGCCAAGGCCGCCTGACGATTGAACGTCAGAAACTCTTGTGCCGCTTGTGGCCCATAACGCCGCTCTAGATAAGACAGAAGCCCGTCAAGTTGCGCCGGGTCTATAGCGGCCCTTGCAAGGCTTTCTGCCTCTTTGTCGTCAATTCCGCGCGATTTGAACCATTGCCACGCCCGCCCCACTAGGCCTGGAGCGTTGTTCGTTGCCAGATCAAAAGCCACACCGGCGCCGTTTTCAATTCCGCTTATCGCTTGGCGATCAGCAAGCATCGGGACGGACTTTGATCCAATGCGCGGCGCAATGTCGTTGGCGTTACGAACAGCCATTGATTCCAGACTAAGCGCGCTTTGCAGCGCCCCGGCGTCTTGCTCGCCCAACAAGGCCGCGTTACGCATCTGCTGTTCTGGAGCGATAGCCATTGTGCGCGCAAAGCCCGGAGCGCCGCCGATGCTTTCCCCCGCCTTTGCTTCCACCGCCCGGCGAGCCGTCGCCCGCGCTAGCGCCACTTCCTCATCCGTCATTTGACCGACCGAAGCGGAAAATTGATCGGTGTTGCGCGCGAGGAAATCGCCGCCAACGTCTGCTGCGTCAATCAATCGGCTGTTGGATTCAAACTCTCGCAACGCCGCGTCATAAGCCCTAACCTTGGTTCTTGCATCGCCCCTTACGGCTTCGCCCAGCGCCGTGAGAAGGCCGCCCGCGCGGTTGCTCCCGCCACGGGCTGCAACGTCGCCAGCATCCAGCAGAGATTTGCTAATCTGTTGAGCCATCCCGACCGTAATCTGCGTTGATGGATCATCAAGCATATTGGTTGCGAGGCGCCCAAGCTCTGCGCCAATTTCCCGCTCGACCGGATCAAGCGAGTTAAGCGACATGCGTGCGGCTGCTTCAATGGCCGCCCGACCATCCGGCGAGCGCAACGCCATGACCGTTTGCGGGTCGGGCGTAAACCGCTCCTGTCTAACCGCGCTGAAGGCCAAATTGCCCGCAGCCGTTCTTTGGTCCGTTAGGGCGGTTTGAATCTCAAGCGGGTTGCGCGGGTCTGGCGAAATGATCCGGCGAGCTTGACCACCAATCCGACCCGGAAGGGAAACCACCCGAGCATCGTTAAAATCGGTTACGGCCTGACGGGCTGGCGTCATGCGGGACGCCGCGTCCCGGATAATGCCACGCCCTGCATCGTCAGTCACATCAACCAGCGTCGGGTCAATTCCAGCGGCGCGATATCGCTCTGCTGCCGCTCTGGCGGCTGCTGGGTCCGCGTTTGCAATCTTCGCAAACTTGTCGATTGCCGGTTGACCCGGCGGGCGGATACGCGGCGGCGGGGCGCTATATCGAACACCCGACGCCACACCGCCCGCAATTTGCCCTACAATTTCCGCCGCAGCCTGCCCACGCTCGCCCGCGCCCATACCGGCGGCGGCATCGCGTAGCGCCTGACCACCAACACCAGGGGCAATAACTTGCGCCGCACGCGAGACAAGCCCCCCACCGCCAAGCGCGGCGTTTGGAACCATGCGCCCAACCGCCCGCGCGTATTCGCCTGTTTTGGTTTGTGGGGCATAATCCGGCCCCGCAATCTGCTGCCGAGCGGCGGCAACGCCTCGTCCTGTCAGTGATGCGCGACCGCCCAGCATCAGAGGATTAGCCGCGTCAACCAAATCCATCGCCGCAAGCGTTGCATCGCCAATGTTGGAAAGAATGGGACTATTTGACCCGCGCAACGCCGACGCGTTGCGGCGAGCGCCCGCGCCTAGGCCCTCAAGCCCTTTGCGCCATCCCGCTATAGCGCCCGCGCCGTCCATGCTGTCGAGCCCGGCGCGCAAATCGCCCGAAGCCCCCAGGAACGGGTCAGCGCCCTGAACCGCACCAATCGCGGCTGATTTTACGACATCGCCAACGCCCGAAGATTTACGCGGGGGCTGAATAATCGGGTTCCCGGCGTCCCCGTTGTCGTTTCGGCGCAGGTTTCCGCTAACGTCTCGATAAAACGTTCCGCGCGGAATTGACGAACGAGATTGACCCGCCGACAGGTCAAACGGACTGGTTGGCGTCCCCGATCCGCGAAGAGGTGGGACACTTTTTGTTGGCATGGCCGGTTCAATAATCCGCACGCGACCATAAGTCGGATTAGACGATTCTGGCGCGGGGTCGATAATGCGAACGCCCATTATTCAACGATCCCCAATGAGCCATCCGGCATAATTACATAGCTTCCTTTTGGAAGACGATTAGCCGTCGCTTGATCTCTTGCAATATAAGGATTGTTTTGCGAGCCCCGTGGCTTGCCCAAGTCCAGTTTGCCGTCTGCTTTAAGGGCCTGCTGTTTCCGCATAGCAGGAACCGGCGCAATACGTGGAACCGCTGGGGGCTTGCCGGGCCTTGCCATAGCGGCGGGCGGGACAATACCTTGCCGCCCAAACTCTTCCGGCGTGTATTTGGAGCGCGGCGAACGATAGAGCGGCGGCAGTCCGTCGCCCGTGCCGCCTAGAGATTCAAACGAACCCCGATCACGGCGGTATTGCTCGCCCATGATTGTAGAAAGGTTGGACAGAAGCGGCTTAACTTTTTGCCGAAAAACCATGGCATCAACGCTGCCAGGGTCTTTGATAATCTGGTTCATTAGCGCCATATCGGGGCCAGTGATAACGCCCAACTCGTAGGGAACCCCCTTCATTCGCATCATCAAGTCAGTGGTAGATTGCTGCAACACAGCCAAATCAACCGGGTCTAGCACCTGGCCAAGCGGCCCCGCCGTTTTCACCTTGGCGAATTGAGAATCAATGCGGTCAATGCTTTGAAGCGCCGCGTTAGCGCCCGCAGCCGATTTAACGGCCTCGCCGGATTGCGTGTCGTTTGGCCCGCGAACTCGCGTTAGGCCGCCCTGCGGGCCTTGACGAAACACCGTCCCCAACGGACTGCGCTTATATCCGTCGCCCAAAATCTCCAACCCGCCCGCGTCCGTAACCGGCGACCATGACGCCTGATTACCCGGATCACCGCCGTTAAAGCGATATCCGTTTTCTACGGTTCCGACTGCTGGCGCGCCCATTTATCGACCTCCGGCCCGATATTTTGTCCACGGCCCCGAACCCGAGTCAGCGGGCGCAGCGCCGCCACGCCCCCCGCCCGAAGGTTTGCGAGGAGGCGCGCGGCCCGCCGATGCGCGAACGCCGACCGTGCGAGGGTCCGCAGGACCGCCGGGGATGTATTCCAATGTCACCCCGTCCGCCCCCCACCGATACCCGGCTGGAGCGGGCGCAGCGGCCACGGGCTTTTCAGGGAAGGGGTAAGCCATAGTCGGCTCGTCACCCTCCCCGAACTCAACAATGCCGGTCGGTGTCGTGAACCGCTGGGGCCGCGCCGCTTCCTTCGGCTTGCCGAAGTATTGCGCCCACAGTTCGGGGCTTACGTCGAACACGGCCTGTTGGTCAGCCGGGAGGTTGGCCCGGAACTGCGCTTCCCGTTCCGATTGCCCGGCGCCCGCGATCCGCTTTTGAGCGCCGGCCAATTGGCCGGTTTCGCCCGACATTTCCCGAAGACCCGAACCGATGATATCGAGGTTTTGCCGCCAGCCTCCACCGCGACGGGGAGGGGCCATTCCGCCCATCTGCGGACCCGGCATGGCGGGGAAGCCCATCACACCCGGCTCAGGTTGCTGGGGAGCCTGAGGCATCCCGCCCATGCCCGGAATCCGCTGCATAAACCGTCCGAACCCGTCGAACATTAGTTAAGCCTCCCGTAATCGACCTTGAGGAACCCGCTGGCATCCACCGACACCGCGTCAGGGTCCGTCTTCTGGACCTCCTGCGCCATGACGCCGAGACGCTCGACGCCCGGATCATCCCAGATGTAGCGGTAGCGATACCAGTTGCGTCCACCCACCACGCCGACCGGCTCGATATCCGTTTTCAGGCGAACGTCGGAGAACATAGAGGCGACCTGAGCCGCCGTCCCGATCATGCTTCCTACGCTTGGCGTGCTGGTCTGCGTTCCCGTCGTGGACGCCCCGGCGTAGAGGTTCCCGATCCCGCCGAGAAGGCCCAGGTTGTTCTGGAACTGCTGTTGGCCGTAGCCCTGTTGCAACAGATATTGTTGATACATCCGATCAAGCGCCTGCTGTTGGGTTTCCTGCTGTTGCGTGCCGTAGCTGTTAAGCGTGTTCGCATCGAGCAGGCCCATCTGCTGCTGTTGCGAGCCCAGATTGCCCAGAAGGCCAGCCGCCTGAAGCTGTTGCGAGTTGCCCTGTAGACCCGCCGACTGGTTGGCCTGTTGCGCCTGCATCTGGGCGCCCTGATTTGCCAGCGCCGCTTGCTGACCATACCCGGCGTTCGTCAGTGCAAACTCGTTCGCTACCCCAGCCCCAAACTGGTTAGCCTGCTGCTGTTGCCCGGCGTTGAACTGGCCCATCTGGTTGAGCGCCGAGGCGTTTTGCGCGTTGGCCTGATTTTGTGCCGATGCCCCAAACTGTTGCGCCTGGTTGCCATAGTTGAGGTTGGCCTGAGACATGTCCTGCAACAGACCGGTGTTGAACTGGTTGCCCTGATTGAGAGCCCCCGCATTCGTAAGGTTGGCCTGCTGACCAAAGCCCGCGTTCTGTCCAAGCACTGACAGGTCGGCGCCCTGGTTGGCCTGTTGAGCCTGAAAGCCCCGGTTGATGTCGGTGTTGAGAAGGCCCGCCGCCGTATCAAAGCCCTGCGCTCGCAGTTGCGCTGCCGTTTGCGCCGCCGTGCGCCCATAGGCCTCGTTCGTCAGGCTATCGGCCACCCCCTGACGCGAACCCCCGAAGGCCCCCGCCTGCGTAAACTGCCCGGCCTGACTGTTGAGGGACATTTGCCGTTGGCGGTCAAGATCCGACAGGGCCGATTGGACGACCTGATCCTCATACGGGTTCTGATAGGCCGACAGGTCCGACCCGGCAAACATCTGGGGATTGAGGTTCTGAACCTGCGACCGATCAATTTGCGCGGCTTGCGCCTGAACGGTCGGCCCGGCCTGTGCAGCCTGACCCATCATTGGCTGATAGCCTTGCGCGTTCACTTGCGCCGTTTGACCCACCGTGGACGCCTGATAGGCCTTGGGGTCCGCAACACTCATCGGTGTGACGTTCGGCGCCGTGATCTGGTTAGGCTGGTAGCCAAGAAGACCTTGAGCCGCCCCGATCCCCTGCCCAACCGTATCCTGACCCTGCCCCGGTTGCAGCATGTTCCGCGCCGCGAGCTGGTCCGCAGTCTGACCCTGCGAAAGCTGCCCGGTGTAGGGCGTGAACGGGCGAGCGTTCTGCGCTGACGCCTGCTGAAAGACCGGGTTGAACAGCGCCGACGTCGCCGCGTTCGGCGTCGAAGACGACTTGGTTTTGGTTTTTGAACTGAAAAGGCCGCTCATGTCATATCCTCTGCCAGCACGACGCCGACCCGCTTCCATCCCAAAGCCCGCTGCCAACCGGCCCGGCCCATGAGCATTTTCCGATTACACCCCTGCGCTTTGCCCCATTCGGACATGCGCGGTTCCATGCGTTTGATTTCGTCAAGGTCGCCGCCGGCCAGCCAATAGAAGAGGGTTCTCCCCCCTTCCTCATCGACAAACCGCGTGACCACTACAGAGGCCGGGAACGCCCACAAATGAGCCTCGCCAGCCTCTATCTCCTCAAGCACTCCATCGACCGTCCAGCGCCCCCCTGCATCGTCCAGAGCGGCCTGCATCCAGTCCCGATGGCTCAAAGAGCCGCCCCAAGCGTCAAAGTCCCCGACGTGACCACCAGGGGGTAACGATCCCCCGTAACCGTATCGGTGAAGATCACCCGGCAGTTCTTCCCGACCTCAAGGTCGGTGAACTTCTTATGATTTCGGGCGTCTTCGATCTCAAGCTGCGAGCGCGTCTGCGCTTCGTTTGCCGGGTTGTATCCAGAGGGAGGAACGGGGAGGTTCATCGCTTGGAGCCCTTGACGATATCGACCTGATAGATCCCCGCCCGCGCATCGGCAGGTTCCGTTATCTCAATTTGCATTTCGAGGAGCCTGGTAGAGAACAGCACGTCAACCGGCGCCGTGGTGATGGCGTAGGGTCCAAACGTCGTCACCGGATCGTTCGGCCATTCATAGCCGTAGAACGTGACCTCTGACTGACCTTGAACCGCCTCATCCCCAACAAAGCCCTTCACCACCATTCGGAAGTCAGAGCCCCCCAAGGCCCCCGCCCAATCCATCGGACCCGTTCGGGCATAGGGGACTTCCCCGTCCCAATCCCAGCCCTGCTCATGCTCGTAAACAATGCCTGAGCCGTCAATCAGGATGGGGTATTTGAACACGCCCGAGGCATTGCCGCAGAGCCGCTCCAGCTCGCCCATATACCAGATGTTCCGCTGGTAATTCCAAACGACATAGCGGTCGTTCTCGTTCGAGGCGCCCGATGGGTAATGCCACCAGACCTCATTGAAGCCGGTGTTATGCCAGCCCGTCACCTTGCTGATTTGCTGGCTGTTGATGTCGCTGAAAATGTAGTCGGCAATCTCACAGGGGAGGGACTGGGTGTAGCCGTCGTAGATATAGAAGCTGTTAGCCCCCATCCACACGCAACGGCTATCCAGAGACACCGGGGAGCCCTTCGACACCGGGCCACAGTCAGAGCCCGCCTTGTAGAACCCGTAGACCGTAGGGAGGCCCTGGTAGCGCGCAATGAATACGTCCGCTGTCGTAAAGACCAGCGTTCCGCCCGTGACCGCCCGTCCGCAGATCAGCCGGCCATGCGTGTCGAGGTCTTGATCGCCCGCCTGATTGGTCGCCGTTGATGTCCAGTCGGTGTTATCGCCCTGGTCGCACCAAAAGACGGTTCTGTTTTTGAGCGCGAAAATGAACCGCTCGTCAGTGACCACCAGCCCCGCGCAACCCGTAGGCGCCCCGGAAATCGCCGCCGCAGGCGTCCCGGTGTTGAGTTGCCATTCGTAGAGCTTGCCGTCGCCGTCCATGCAGCCGACAAGGTATTGCCCCCATGTGTCGAGGGTCCAGACGCTTGCCGGGGTAATGGTCGCGCTGTCAGGCCGTGCCGTGCCGTAGGAGCCGACCCCGTAGTAACCCGCCCCATACCCCCCGCCGGTCGTGGCGTTGGCGTTTCCTGCCGTGAACCCGCTTGGCGTGATGTCGGAAATCGAACCCGAGGGGCTTTGCACATAGAGCTTGGAATTTGTGCCAATGCCGATCCAGCGGGTTGCGCTGTTCTCGCTCCATGTCGTGACCGCGCGAGCCTTCCCCGTGACCGAGGCCGGGCTTCCCGTGGTCCGGTCTACCCATCCCCCTACGGGTTGCAGATTGGTCCCGTCAGGCCAGCGGACGAGGCTGCAAAGGCGATACCGCCCCTTAGCCTGCCGTGGCGTCCCGTTGGCAAAAACGCCGGGGGGAAGGTTCACATCGAGGAGAGCCATTAGCTGTTCACATGCACAAGCACGTTGAAATAGTCGGGATTGAACAACGCCTGACTAGCGGCTTCCCGAACATGAAACGTGGTCGAGGACGCGGTTTTGAGGTTGTATTGCTCGACGCAGGTAATCTGCTCCGGGACGTTCACCGAATCGTTTGAACACGTTGCGTAGGCGATCCACGTATTTGCGCTCGTAGCCGCCACATCGAGCGTGACCACGATTACACCCGTTGAAGACAGGGAAATCGCAAACCCTTCGGAGAACTGTTCCGTCAGCGATCCGCCGGAAATAGTGGCGAGGCCGGGTTGCAGACCGAGACTTGCGCGAGCGCCAGCAGCCGTTGACGCCCCCGTGCCCCCGTCAGCAACCGCCAGGTCAGTAATCCCGGTGATTGAGCCCCCCGTGATAGCCACGGCGCCCGACGCTTGCAGCGCCATGCTGTCGAGGCCAAGAGCCGCCCGCGCTGCCGTGGCCGTCGTTCCGCCCGTGCCGCCGTTGGCAATGGGGAGGGTTCCCGTTACCCCCGTCGTCATCGGAAGGCCGGTCGCGTTCGTCAGGACCAGCGCCGAGGGCGTGCCAAGTGCCGGAGTGGTCAAGGTTGGCGACGTTGCAAACACCGCCGCGCCGGAGCCGGTTTCGTCGGTCAGGGCTGAACGCAGGTTTGCGCTGGATGGCGTGGCGAGGAATGTAGCAACACCCGTCCCCAGCCCGGTGACACCCGCCACAGGAAGGCCCGTCGCGTTTGTCAGGGTAAGTGCTGAGGGGGTTCCAAGGTCAGGCGTGACCAGTGCGGGCGAGGTCGCAAACACCAGCGCCCCGGTCCCCGTCTCATCGGTTACAGCGGCCCGCAGGTTGGCGCTTGATGGGGTGGCAAGGAAGGTTCCAACGTTCGATCCCAACGCGCTCAGACCAGTGCCGCCGTTCGCTTCGCCCAGGATGCCCGAAACGTGCGTGGTGAGGCCGATCTTCCCCCATGCCGGAGCCGTGGTCACGCCACCCGAAATCAGCGCGTTACCCGTTGCCACACCCGCCAGCTTGGCAAGGGTAGTAGCCCCTGACGCATAGATCAGATCCCCCACCGCGTAGGAGGTGAGGTTAGTCCCCCCATTGGCGACAGCAAGGGCCGTTCCGGACCAGTTGGAGTTATTGACCGCGCTTAGGACAGCCAGCGAGCCAAGGCCGAGATTGGTCCGCGAGGTTGCTACATCCGCCACGTCAGACAGGTTGCTCGCCACCGCAAGGAAGGCGCCGCCCGATGCCAGATATGGCCCCTGCGTCGAGCCATTGACCCGCGCGTAAAGGCCCCCCGTCGTGGTCCACACGTCGCCATTGTTTGGCGAGGTCGGCGCGGCCCCATGCGGGAGATTGAACCCGGCCCCACCCGAGGCCGATGCCGCCGTGACCACAGCGCCGGTAAAGGTCGCGCCTTCCAGATATGAGACGGTCTTGGTTGCGCCGTTGATGCGGTTGAACTGCCCCGCCGTCGTCGTCCAGAAATCCCCGTTGGTCAGGTTGGTCGTCGGCGCCGCGCCATGCGGAACACGGATCGTGGCATAGCCTCCGGCCCCAGCCGCCGAAGCCGCGCCCTTGATCACGCTGGTCATCGTGTTGTTGCCGTTCAGCACAAGCACGCCAGCGTCGATCTTC